TCGGACTGGCCAACCTCCTACGGCGGTACGGCGTAACTTACAAACAGTTCGGTGAGGCCCTGGAGCAATACATCGACGGCAAGACTGTTAAAAGCCCTGCTTACAGGCTCGTCTATGCAATCGATGAGGGCATCAACAAAGCTGCGTACGTTGCTAGACAGCACGATATGGTACGTGCCTTTGCCATTGCACCTACTGCAAGCTGCAGTTACAGGAGCAAAGATCTAGATGGTTACACCAGTACACCAGAAATCGCACCACCAGTAGGCCGGACGGTAGACCGTGACAGCGGTACGTTCGGTGTACAAACATATGAATATGGCGATGTAGAAATCGCTAGTGAAGTCGGTTGGGAGGATTACAAACGTGTTGCCGATGGCATCATGACCCTCCTCAATCGCACAGGACTTCTTCACGGGTATAGCTTCAACAGTTGGAGTGATGTTGTCACCTACGACAACGCCTTTATCGAAGAGTGGCTCAGGTCTCCGCAAACATCTCTCTATTATTCATTGCAAGTAATGGGAGACACACAAGATAAGTCGGATGCTTATGCTGCTTTAAAAGATAGCGATGTTGATGATTATCTTGCGTCACTTTTAGAAAACGAACCAACATGTGATTGTCAAGAATGAACCCTTATGAAAAATTACTAGCGCGTAAGCGCAAATGGACACCAGTCCAAACAGAAGCTGGCCCAGTACTAGAAGGTGCGGAAGAAACTATCTACCGTGCTTTGGCACTGCGCCACATGGAACTACCCGTTGGAGATTTTATTACTGATGCTTTGGCCACTGATGTACCGGCGCTCGCCCGAGACTTATTGCTCTCAAATGTACGGGATGAAGAGAACCACGACGTGGCACTCGGTTACATCGCCAATGCTTATGGCACTGACCCACAAGCTGAAAAAGAAGCCTTGGCGCTACAGCAGGCTTGGATTGCGCATCCTGATCACACGATCACCAAAGCGATGGTGGCGGAGCGTGCGATTTTCTTTGTACTACTCCCGTTCTTTAGAGCTGTTGGTGACTCTGGTATGCGAACAGTCTCTGCGGACATTAGCCGAGACGAACAAATCCACGTCGCGACAAACAGTCTCGTCTGCAAAGAACTCGGACTGGACATCAGTCCATCCCTAGACAAGCTGCGTAAAGCAACGATCAACTGGGTGATGCAACCTCTTGCACACACCAGCACTGATAGAAAATTGTCCAAAAAATTTTGGCTAGATCAGAGCGACAACCTTATGTATCAAGGTAAAGCACCAGAGCTTTCCTTTACTAAAGCAAGCAGAGTCCCTGCATTCTTTGAGCATAGCAATGTCAACCTACCTCAGTACGCTTGAATCCTTTGGCATGGAAGCCAGAGCATTGATTCACCAACTTGATAAAAACTTTCCTGTCGTTACTCCATCCCCAGACGATTCAATTGAAAGAATAATGTATCGATCTGGTCAACGAAGTGTTGTTGAGTGGATTAAAGAAAACATGGAAACTTAGCATGGCAAAAAACGATTACACTTTTTTTGATCAGAGTTGGGCAGATTGGCAACCAGTCTCTGAGACAACTCCTGTCGATCCTGAGGATTACCAAGAATGGTTAGCTGATGACAGCGCAGACACTAGTACAGAACCTACTGCTACTGTATATGAATTTGATCCCTTAGATGATGAAGGCCTCAGTGATGATATAAGAAATTCTATTACTTCTTTTCGTGCCTGGGGACAAGGTCCAGTACAGGCAGCCATGGACAAGCTAGAGATCAATTCCGTCAATGATCTGGCTTCTGCTAATCAAGTTTTAGATTGGTTGTCAGAAAATTATGGTTCTCTTTTGGATAAAGAAGATGATTATGATATTCCTGAATTTGAAAATTATGTCTATACGCCTGTTCAGATGGATTTAACTTATGAACCTAAATATACAGAGGCGGAATTGCAAATAAAAAAAGCTACGGGACCGATACGAAAAGATCAAAAACCAACTGACTCTACAGAATACGTATACGAATATCAGTTCGGTGTAAATTCTAGAAGTAACTCTATTTACGAATAAATATGGCTAGACGAACTTTCACAGGCACCGCACAAGGTGTCGATGTTAATACTAGAACAATTGCAAACGGTATTGATTACGGAGTCGGCTTTGGTATGGGCGACTTTCGACGTGCAATGGCCGATGGTTATTCGGCACGTTCAGTCTTAGATTATTTGTCTGGTTGGAACAATCCTGTCGGACCTTCAGCTAGACAAGCCTTGGCTGCTGAGGCAAATCGTCAGTATCAAGAAGACCTGCAAATTGCTGCGTATAAGCCACCTGCTTATACACCACCACCGATACCAACACCTAAAGCACTGACCACATCTGCAACAGCAGTTGGTGGCTCAGCTAAAGGTGTAAAAATTAAACGCTCTGCTGCTTCTAAATCTGGCAGCAGCTCACGTGGCACTCGATCTTTGAATAGAGCAAGCCGCAACCGACAAATGCAAATCAACAATCTTAATTTGGCATGAATGCTAAGAAGCGCTACGACGTTTTAACTTCGGAGCGTTCTCAATTTCTAGACGTAGCAGAACAAGCAGGTAACTTAACCCTTCCTTACTTGATCAGAGGTGAAGAAGATCCAACTGGTGGCATGAGAAACCTCAAGACACCTTGGCAATCTATTGGTGCTAAGGGTGTTGTCACTCTTGCAAGTAAATTAATGCTTGCGCTTCTTCCTCCACAGACCAGCTTTTTTAAGCTGCAAGTAGATGATCAAATGTTAGGAGAGTTGGGTGGTGATCCTTCTATTAAGTCAGAACTTGATCTTTCCTTTGCAAAGATTGAGCGTACCATCCTCGAATCAATTGCAGCCTCTGATGACCGTGTGGTTATTCATCAGGCTTTAAAGCATTTGGTTGTGACAGGTAACGCTCTGATCTTTATGGGTAAAAAGAATCTAAAGCTCTACCCACTTAATCGCTACGTTGTAGATCGTGATGGGAACGGCAACGTCATTGAAATCGTCACTAAAGAACGAATCAGTAAGACATTGATTGAGGATCTTCTTCCTAAGGAGAAAGAACCTAATCATGTTTCAGACGAGTACAACGCTCAATCAAAACAAGTTGATATCTTTACTCATGTCAAGCGAGACAATAATCGTGTCGTGTGGCATCAGGAAGTACATGGAAAAATTATTCCTGGATCACAAGGTAAAGCACCTTTAGATGCTAACCCTTGGATTGCATTGAGGTTCAACACAGTGGATGCTGAGCCATACGGAAGGGGCAGAGTCGAAGAATTTATGGGCGATCTCAAGTCCATGGAATCTTTGAGTCAGGCCCTGGTCGAAGGTTCGGCTGCAGCGGCTAAGGTCGTATTTACTGTCAGTCCCTCAAGTACAACTAAACCATCCACACTTGCACAAGCTGGCAATGGTGCAATTATTCAAGGTCGTCCTGATGACATTGGTGTTGTACAGGTAGGTAAGACAGCAGATTTTGCTACTGCTTACCAACTTGCACAAACACTAGAACGTCGTTTATCAGAAGCGTTCTTGATTCTTTCTGTACGACAGAGTGAACGTACTACAGCTGAAGAAGTGCGTATGACACAGATGGAGTTGGAGCAACAACTAGGCGGATTGTTTAGTCTGCTGACTGTTGACTTCCTTGTTCCATACCTTAATCGTAAACTCTCAGTCTTCCAAAAGACTGGCGAGATTCCCAAGATTCCCAAAGGCATTGTCAAACCAACCATCGTTGCTGGTATTAACGCTTTGGGCCGTGGTCAAGATCGCGAAAGCTTGGGTCAGTTCATGGGTACGATTGCTCAGACCATCGGTCCTGAGGCTCTTACCCGCTATATTAATCCTGAGGAAGTGATTAAACGTCTTGCTGCTGCTCAGGGTATTGATATTTTAAATCTGGTTAAAACTCAAGAAGAGTTGCAAGCAGAAATGCAACAACAAATGCAACAGCAGGCTGGCATGGAACTTACTAAACAAGCTGGACAAATCGCTGCTGTTGATCAAAAAGCTGCTGAAGCTGAAATGAACGCACAAGCAGAACAATAACTTTAACTAATGACAACATTATCTTTTGACTCATCCGAGTCAGCTCCTGGTGAGCTTAATTCTGAAGAGCAAGAATCGCTTGCAATTGGTGAACAGATGCAAGCAGAGCAAACTAAAATGCTCGCTGGTAAATTCAAAGATGCCGAAGCTCTTGAGTCTGCTTACCTTGAATTACAAAAGAAACTCGGATCATCCACTGAGACTCAGGCAGATGAACCTGCTGAACCAGAACAAGAATCTGAAAGTAATTTTCTAGATACGCTTTGGTCTGAATCGCAGGATCAACTTTCTGAAGATACACAAGAAAAACTATCCAAGATGGATGCCAATGAATTGGCACAAATGTATCTTGAATATCGAAACGAGGTAGAACAGGCTAGCCAGCCTAAACAACTGTCAGACGAAGATATTGATGTATTGCATCAGTCTGCTGGTGGCGAAAAAGAATATCAAGCAATGCTTGGTTGGGCTAAAGATAACCTGACTGCACAAGAGATTGATATGTATGACGCTGTGATGGATCGCGGAGATCCTCAAGCAGCGTTCTTCGCCATCCAAGCACTTCGTTATCGATATACAGATTCGGTAGGTAGTGACGGCCAGATGCTAACTGGCAAAGCGGCTACGGATACTAAGGATGTTTTCCGTAGTCAGGCAGAACTTGTGCAAGCCATGAGTGACCCTCGATATGACAACGACCCTGCATATCGTTCTGACATCCTCAACAAACTTGATCGATCAGATCTCAATTTTTAATTAACTTACTTACACTTACAATGAAAATTCTTGCTATCCTCCCTGCCGCTTTTGTGGCTGCAACCCCTGCGTTCGCTGGTCCTTACGTCAACGTCGAAGCCAACTCTGGCTGGTCTGGTACTGACTACGGCGGTACTGTGATTGACAACCACGTAGGGTTTGAACGTG